AAGATTGAGACCAAGAAGACCGTTATTGAGTCTCTCGGCATTCACCCCACAAACATGGCTCTTGCTCGCGCTATGGTTGGCGACGCAAGCGATAACCTTCCGGGCGTCAGCCGTGTGGGTTTCAAGACGATTGCAGGTAAGTTGCCTTTTATGAGCGAAGAGCGAAGCGTGACGATTGACGAACTGCTCGATTACTGCGAGAACACAGACTCAAAACTCAAAGTCTATAAGAACATCCGAGAGTCAAAAAAAGTTATTGAGCACAACTACAAAATGATGCAGTTGTACTCTCCGCTTATCTCCGTTCAGGGCACACAGATTATCGATCACGCCCTCCAGAACTTTGAGTGCGACTTCAACAAGACCGAACTGCTGAAACTAATGATGGAAGACGGCTTTGGAGAACTAAACTGGGAAGAATTGAAGACATTTCTAAACCGAATTTCTAGGGAGTGTAACGATAAGTAGCACTATTTACTACCGAGGTGTGGTAAATGGAAGACCTTTATGAAATAGACGAAGACGCTCTTGAAGAGATTGCGTTAGATGAGAAAAGAAAAAAGAAGAAAAAGAAGAAGAAAGCAAAGCGTGACGCTTGCTACCACAAGGTTCGCGCTCGCTATGACGTGTGGCCTAGTGCTTATGCCTCTGGTGCTCTCGTCAAGTGCCGCAAAGTTGGTGCTAAAAACTGGGGCAATAAGTCTAAGAAGAACGAAGGTCTAGAACTAGACGACCATTTGCTACAAATTATCGCAGAAGAGCACGCTGCTGTTCTAAGAGAGTTCAAAGAGCGCATTCCCGGCGGTCTTACTTCTGGAATGGAAGGCTCTATGGAGTCAATCCACCAGCAACTTGCCGATAGACACGGCGTTTCACTAGAACAGATCGAAGCCGAGATTGATAGAGGAATTGAGGTAGAACTAGAACACACAACAGACGAAGAGATAGCACACGAGATTGCTATAGATCATGTCTACGAAGATCCAGCCTACTACTCTAAACTCGGAACGATCGAGGAAGCAAAAAAAAAGAAAGCAGGTAGCGAATCAAGCAAAGAGTCCAATCTAAGAGACTGGTTCAAGCGCAAGGGCGCTCCCGGTAAGAAAGGCGGCTGGGTTGATTGCAACACTTGTCGTAAAGGAAAGTGCAAGCCTTGCGGTCGATCTGGAAAAGAAAAGCGCTCTAAGTATCCTTCTTGTCGCCCAACACCTTCGGCCTGCAAAGAGCGAGGTCGCGGCAAGTCTTGGGGCAAGAAGTCAAAAGCAGGAAAGAAATAATGAACATCCAACACACAATAAAGGAAGAACTAAGGCTCTTTCTTGAGGGCAAGGCAGAAGACCTTGTTGCAAAATTCCCAGAACTACAGCCCGCTTATGATGCTGGAATCAAGAACCCACAATACCTTCAGTGGATTCAGAAGCGTAGAGGTGATGAGCCAGTCGAGGACATTATTGGCGTCGTACAATCTTTTGACGCCGCAAAACAGCGTCTGAAGGCAAAGAAGATGTCACCAGACATTTATGCCTACAAGACACCCGCCGTTCTTCGTCAGGCTTTAGAAGACCTTGGTGGCTCTAAGGGCGAAGAGCGCCGCCGTTTGAAAGACGAAGAAACAACTTATATTGGTGAGTTTGGTGACTGGGTTGTGGCTATGCCTCACACACGCGAAAGTTCGTGTCAGCTTGGTAAGGGCACCACTTGGTGTACCGCTGCAACACAATCACAAAACCTTTTCTTGTCTTATGTTGCTAGAAAAAGAAACAACATTGTCCTCTACTATGTTATCAAAAAAGGTGCAGATCCAAGACAAGATCCAACTTCAAAACTTTCAGTTGGCTTCGCTGGAGGAGAGCCCGTTTTCAGAGGAGACTACGGAGGAGTAACTGTAGACGCAGCCAATAATGGAATAGACTATGAAAAATACAAAGAGATCTTGGGAGATCAAGCATTACCTGCGCTTAGGGCTATGGAGGCACACGCAGACTCTATTGCAGGTAGACACCCAGCAAAGAAGCAAATAGAGAAGATTGCTAAAGATCCTGATGCTTTTGATAAAGCGATAGCAAATATGGGAGAAGGCGAGAAGCTTGACTTTATTGCAAATGTTGCCGAATACGAGCTAAGTCCAGAAGTTGCAAGAAAGATTGCTAGTGACGAGAATCACAAAATCAGAGCCCTAGTCGCCAAAAATTCCTCTACTCCACCAGAGGTGTTGCAGAAACTTGCTAGCGATGAAGAAACTTACATTAGAGTGTGGGTTGCTGGTAACTCCTCAACGCCGATGAAGACCATAATAAAACTTGCCGATGATGAGAAGGCTCGCGTCAGATCCGGGGTCGCTGGAAATGAAAATATACCACCTGAGTTGCTAGTAAAACTAGCTAATGATAAAGATTCTTATGTTAGACAAAGTGTTGCCGATAGAGATCACACGCCACCTGAAATACTAAGGAAACTTTCAGAAGATAAGCATATGGTTGTTAGAGGTTCGGTTGCCGCAAATCTCAACACACCGGTAGATGTCTTGGTAAAGCTTGCTGACGATACAGAGACTTACGTCATAAATGATCTTGTAGGTAATCCCAACTTACCACGAGAAATATTGTTCAAACTTGCAGATAGCGACGATAAATACAATAGACTCGGAGTTGCAACCAATGAGTCCACGCCGCCCGAATTGTTGTCTAAACTTGCAAATGATGAAGAATCATCCGTTAAAGAACAGGTTGCTAAAAACCCCCGTACACCGATAGAGGCTCTACTAAGGCTCGCCAACGATAAAGATTTTTATGTTCATAGCAAAGCCAAAAGGCACCCAACTTATCTTGCACATATGAAAGAACAGGGAATGAATGAGTCTCTGTTTGATTTAAGAACTACTTATAGCGAGGGAAATACTATGAAACTTACCAGAACAGAACTACTAAGACTTGTCGAAGAGGTAGTTGAAGAATCACACACCAAAGCTGACGAAGAAAAACTAAAGAAGATTTCCAAGCAGTTGAAGAAATCTGTCAAGATGCATGGCGATCAATCTGATGCTATTGACGATATCATTGATCGTTCTGATGATGAAGAGTTAGAAGAAAGTTTTGATAATTATCCCGGCGCTCGCGTTGGCAGCGGAGGTCGTTCTGGGCATATTCATCCTGCTTCACATAGTAAGCCCGTAGAACCACGAAAACATCCTAAATGCCCTAGTGATTGGGAAGGTTGTATGAATAAAAATCTTTGGTGTCACGCAAAAACAGGCGAATATGTTGGTAATGCAAAAACAAATCTAGATTATACCGGCAGACCTATGGGTTCACATATGACTAGTTTCTGGGGTGACAATACTCCTTGCTACAAACTTATGCCAAAAAACGAGGCTTATCTTGAGCAGATTATCAGAGAAGAATACCAAGCTGTCCTCGCAGAAAAGAAAAAGAAGAAGTCTGAAAAAGATAAGATGAAATGTAACTCTCCTCGCCGCATCCGTAAAGGCGAAGCAGGTCACGGCAAAAAGAAATTTGTTGTCAAGGCTTGTGATGGCGGAACAGAGAAGATAATCCGTTATGGTGATGCCGGTCTAAAGATCAAGCGCAAGCAAAAGGGTCGTAGAAAGAATTTTCGCGCCCGCCACAACTGTGACAATCCCGGCTCCAAGTTGAAAGCACGCTACTGGTCCTGCAAGAACTGGTAGAATCAGAGTTAGGCATCGTCAAGAGCAAAAATAAAGTCTAACTCGCCTTGACTTTTTATCTGCGTGCGTTATATTTAGTAGTGCGAGACCTAGGAGCATTATGCTTGCACAGAAAGCCGACTTTGGAAGGTACGGAAAGTCCTTCCAAGAGGGGCTCGTTCAACTCATTTTTGAGGATCGACCCTTCGCAGATCAGATCACTGAGGTTCTAGACGTTGAGTTTCTAGAGCTTGAGTACCTTCGCACGTTTGTTGCGAAGATCGTAGAATACAGGACAAAGTACGGAAAGCATCCATCCACAAATGCGATGATTTCGGTGCTACGAACAGAACTTGACCGCGAATCAGAAGTAACACAGCAGCAGGTTCGTGATTATTATGCGAGAATCCACACTAACGAGATCTCCGACGATGTAGATTACATTAAAGAGACTTCACTTGACTTCTGCCGAAAGCAGAAACTCAAGGAAGCAATGATGAAGTCTGTTGGACTTCTACAGACCTGCTCTTTTGATGAGATCTCAAAGGTAATCAACGATGCGCTCAAGTTGGGTTCAGAGAACAACTTTGGTCACGACTTTATTGCGGACTTTGAAGAGCGCTACAAGCCAAAGTTCCGTTTACCAGTAACAACAGGATGGAACGAAATTGATAGAATTACAAGTGGCGGATTGGGTAGGAACGAATTGGGGGTGGTTATTGCTCCTACTGGCGCTGGGAAGTCAATGGCTTTGGTTCATTTGGGTTCTCAGGCAATCAAGGAAGGAAAGACAGTAGTCCACTACACCCTTGAGTTGCAGGACACAGTTGTTGCTTGTCGCTACGACTCCTGCATCACAAAGTATCCTCTATCTGATCTAGCCAACTTCAAGGACGAGATCTTTGAAGAGATCAAGGATCTTGACGGAACACTAATCGTCAAGGAATACCCAACCAAGTCAGCCTCAACGAACACCATCAAGGCACACCTTGCCCGTCTAGTAAAGAGGGGCATAGAGCCCGGTATGATTATCGTAGACTACGCAGATTTGCTACGTCCTGTCGTAGTCCGAAAAGAAAAACGGACGGAACTGGAGTCAATCTACGAGGAATTACGAGGACTTTCCAACGAGTTCAACTGCCCCATTTGGACTGCTTCTCAGACCAACCGCTCTGGACTCAACGCAGAGGTTGTGACTATGGAGCAGATCTCCGAGGCATTCAACAAGTGCTTCGTTGCTGACTTCATCTGCACTCTTTCACGAACGATCGAGGACAAGCAGAATAATAAGGCGAAGATGTTTATCGCCAAAAATCGTAACGGACCTGACGGTCTTGTCTACGATCTCTTCATGGACACTTCAAATGTGTGCATCAAGATGTTGCCCAAGCCAGTTGTTCCTTCTGGCGCAGGACCACAAATAGCCAGTAGCCCCGTTGTTACTAGCGCCAAGGAGCAAAAAGAGATTCTAAAGAACAAATACGACAAGTTCAGAAAAATAAGGAGTAACAGTAAATGAGAACACACATTCGTAGATTTAAACTATCAGACACATTCATAGAGCAGTACAAGGAACAGGAAGTTCCTTGGGGACCGCTTGGCTATGTAACATTCAAACGCACCTATGCCCGCCGTTTGAACGAGTTTGACGAGAACGCAAGCGGAACTGAAGAATGGTACCAGACCTGCCGTCGCGTTATTGAGGGCATGTTTGAGATGCAGAAACAGCACGTCTATCGTCTCGGTCTTGAATGGAACGACAACAAAGCACAGAAGACAGCAAAGGACGCCTACGATCGTCTATTCAATCTAAAGTGGACACCACCCGGTCGTGGTCTTTGGATGATGGGAACCAAGTTCGTAAACGAACGTACCGCTGCTGGTCTATTCAATTGCGCTTTCCGCTCAACCCGAGAACTCAACAGCAAGGGTGGTTATCTCTTTGCTTGGATGATGGACGCTCTTATGTTGGGTATTGGTGTTGGTTTCGACACACTTGGTGCAGGCTCACTAACAGTCCAGCAGCCAGAGTTCACAAACGAGAACTACGTCATTGACGATTCCCGCGAAGGCTGGGTCAATTCAGTCAAGATTCTTCTAAATGGCTTCCTCTTTGGCGCTAAAGTCCCCACTTTTGATTACTCCGCTATTCGTCCCTATGGTGCTCCAATCAACGGATTTGGTGGAACTTCTAGCGGTCACGGACCTCTCAAGGAACTACATGAGAGCCTAATCGAACTTTATACCCCACGCATCGGTCAGCCAATCACCTCCGTAGACATTGTAGACACAGAAAACCTAATCGGTCGCTGTGTGGTAGCGGGTAACGTTCGTCGTTCTGCTGCGTTGGCTCTTGGTAACCACGAAGACTTTGATTACCTACAGATGAAGAACGACTCTGAGAAGTTGGCTCACCATCGTTGGGGTTCAAACAACTCTTTCCACGCTATTGTTGGTCAGGACTACACTTGGCACGCAGAGCAGTCACAGAAGAACGGAGAGCCCGGCTACATTTGGCTGGACAACGCAAGAACCCGTGGTCGCTTTGCCGATCCTCCCCGTGACGACGATAAGAACGTTATGGGCTTCAACCCCTGCGTTGAGCAGCAGTTGGAAGACGCTGAGTTGTGCTGTCTTGTTGAGACCTTCCCAGCCAAGCACGAAACCTACGAGGATTACCTCGCAACACTCAAAATTGCCTACCTTTACGGCAAGACTGTTACTCTTGCAAACACCCATTGGGCTGAGACTAACGCAAAAATGTTAAAGAACCGCCGAATCGGTCTTTCTCAGTCTGGTGTTGTTCAGGCTTTCAACAAGTTTGGTCGTCGTAAGATGCTAAACTGGTGCGATGATGCTTATGAACATGTCCGTGAGTTGGATAAGCAATACTCTGATTGGCTCTGCATTCCGCAGTCTGTTAGAATGACTTCTATCAAGCCTTCAGGAACGGTTTCTCTTCTCAACGGCTCTACACCCGGAATCCACTACCCAGAGGATGAGTTCTACATTCGTCGCATTCGCTTTGCTGCCGACAGCGACATGCTACCAGCACTCAGAGAAGCAGGCTACAAGATTGAGCCAGACCACTACTCACCAAATACCATGTGTGTCGAGTTCCCTGTTCACGAAGAACATTTCATGAAAGGTAAGCGCGAGATCACAATGTGGGAACAGTTGGAGATCGCAGCGCAATACCAGCACTTCTGGGCTGATAACTCTGTGTCTATTACCGTCACCTTCAAGCCGGAAGAAGCAGCAGACATCAAGACTGCCCTTGAAATGTACGAAGGCAGACTCAAGGCTGTCTCATTCCTTCGCTACGAAGAAACCGGCTACGTTCAGGCACCTTACGAGCCTATCACCAGAGAGCAGTACGAAGAAATGTCCAAGAACATTACACCTGTTCAGCGTTTCTCAACTGACGAAGGTGGCGCAGGAACCAAGTTCTGTGATTCAGATCATTGTGAACTCTAGGAGGAAAAATGAAATTCAACCACTTGCTAAATGAAAGAGAGCGATTACAATTCTGTAAGAACAGAAACCTTGTTGTCTGTAAATGGAAGCCTGTCTCAGAAGGACAGGCAACCGCAGGCAACAATGTCTGCGTAAGTATGTTGTGCGAGGAATGTGGAGCAAGAACAGAAAAGTTCCTTCATTCCGAGGACTACAAAACCCACGAAAAACTCATTCTAAGCGAGGTAAATGATGTTTAAGCCAGTAAATCGCCACATTCTAGTGGATTACACTCCCCCACAGGAGAAGTCAGATTCAGGAATTCTTCTTCCTGACGACTACAAAGCCCCAGAACTCAATCACGTTGTTGTTGAGGTCTTGGGCGTTGCCGACGACGTGTCCTTCGGGTGCGAAAAAGGCAATAAAATTATCATAGACAAGAAGATGTTGGACGTTTTATCAATCGACCATTCTACTTATTACACAATTTTAGAGAATTATGTAATAGGAGTAATGGAATAAATGGATAAAGACTTTTACAACCAGTCGTCGGCTGCTAACCTAGGCTGGGATCCCACTTGGTTTGGGGAAAAACACTTTGACGACAAACTTGTAAGAGCAATCAAGAGGTTTCAGAAGTCCTATGGTCTCAAAGCCGACGGATTGTGTGGTCCTTCCACCTTCCGTCGCCTTTGGGTCGAGAGACAAGAAAACATTGACGACCATAAGCCCGAAGATCCTCACTATTCCAACTACATTGTTTACAATGGCGAGTTTACCCCCATCAAATGGGACAAACTTGTTCTATGGTCCGAGCGCGGTGGTCTTGCTGCCCGCTCAGGCACCTACTATGACTACACAGGCAGACCAAAGCGCGACGTTAAGTTGTTCGTCAACCACTGGGACGTGTGTTTGTCTTCCGCAATGTGCCAAAGAGTTCTAGATAAGCGCGGAATCTCCGTTCACTTCTTGATCGACAACGACGGCACAATCTATCAGACCCTCGATCTCCAACACGCTGCTTGGCACGCAGGCAACGTAAACCGCAAGTCTGTTGGTGTTGAGATCTCAAACGGCTACTACCCGAAATACCAGAAATCCTATGTGAAGAAAGGCTTTGGTGAGCGTCCAATCGTAGAAGGCGCTTGGGTTCACGGAGACGAGTTGGATCCGTTCCTTGGTTTCTACCCAATCCAGATAGAGGCACTCAAAGCACTATGGAGCGCAATCCACAGCGCTTGCGACGTTCCTTTTGAGACCCCAACAAATCAATTCGGTAAGACTTCTACAACTTACGAACAGAAATGGACTTACGGTAAGGAAAGAGGATTCGTCAGTCATTATCACGTCAACAAGAAGAAGACTGACTGTGCAGGGCTAGACATAAAAACTTTGCTATCTGAACTTGACGACTGAACTGTAATCTGTTACATTGTAAACATAACGGAGAACAAATGAAAAACGAAGTTGAGTTGATGGGAACCTACGGGAGTGATGAAACACACGCACTCTCGGCTTGGACTAGCACCAGCCGCCAGTTAGGTCCAAAGAAGCGTGCCCGAATGGGTAAGTTGCTTATGATGCTAGCAACCGAAGGTCATCACACGCCGTTCGAGAAGTCGTCTCTTCACTTTCTCGTGACGACCGACATTGCTACGCACAT